AATATTTAAAGAAGAGAATAAGAATCCTTTAGCAGGATAAAAAAAGGGAAGCATAAAGCTTCCCAATTTTATAATGATTATATTACTTTATGTAATGACAATCATCAACTACTTCAACATCTTCAATGGCTTTTATCCAGTTTGTTATTAGTTTTCTTATGTCTTTAATAAGAGCAACTGGTTTTGGAGAGTGTTCTAATATTTCATTATACATAATGTAATCATCATAATATCCACTTTCTCCTCGGTAAGACTTGGGTATACAGAGATGTATTTCAAAGTCTATTTCTTCTAAGTTAATAGTCTTGTCGTTTTTTTTATTATTCATAATATAGTTCCTTGAGTTTTCACTCAGTTAAGTTTAAAAACCCAGTATAGCACAAGTAAAACTATATGTCAACCCCTTTATTTTAAAACATTTAACTCTCTTTGAAAATAATTGTGTAAGTCTCCCATCTTTGACTTACCGTTACGGAGGATTGTTTTGATTACGTCTCTCTCATCAAGAGGGAATATCTCATCCACCATATCCTCCGGTAGCATACTAAACTCTGTAACAATATCATTGTTCCGTGTAAGAAGCACTTTAAAACTTACCAAGTTTGCTTCGTTCTTATTAACCATTATCACTCTCCAAGTTTGCAAAGGTTATCTTATCCTGTCTACCCCTTAGTCCTGCTTTCATGTAAGAAGTAGCACGACCTTCAAAGAAGTTCTGATGTTCAACACCCATAACTTCATCCAGCCAACCAAGAGGATTCTCTCGTTGGTCATAGTTTGTTTTAAGACCAAGCTGGAGTAATCTTCTATCAGCTATGTATCTATTGTAAGCATACATATCTTTCTTGGTAAGACCTTCAAGGTCTCCCATATCAAACACTAAGTCTAAGAACTTATCTTCTAACTCTACCATTTGTCTACAGATTTCATAAAGTTCTTTCTTGAACTCGTCTGTCCATATCTCTATGTTCTCTTGAATAAACTCTCTGAATAGTTTAGTCATAGCTTCAACGTGCATAGACTCATCACGTATAGAGTAGGTAACTATCTGTCCCATACCTTTCATCTTACCGAACCTTGGAAAGTTTAACAAGATTGCAAAGCTACTAAACAACTGTAGTCCTTCGGTAAAAGCTGAATAGACTGCTAAAGTTTTTGCAATACTCTTTTTATCTTTCTTGATAGTCTTGATGTTATGTACGTACTCATGTTTGTCTGCCATCTCTTCATACTCTGCAAAAGCTTTGTACTCTATCTCAGGCATACCAACTGTATCAAGTAACAAGCTGTATGCATGTTGATGAATAGATTCCATGTTAGCAAAAGACCCCATCATCATTCTGGCTTCAGGCTTTCTGAAGATACGCATGTATCTATCAACATAACCTGCACCAACATCTACATCAGATTGAGTAAACAATCTAAAGATTTGTGTAAGTAAATTCTTTTCTTTTGAGTCTAACTCTTGCCAATCTTTTACATCGGTATGTAATGGTACTGACTCCGGCATCCAATGCATTTGGTTTTGTAAGACATAGTAGTCAAACATCCAAGGGTTATCAAAAGGTTTGTAGTAATCTCTTGTATCTAATAAGCTCATTTGTTTTCCTTGTTAAATTTTTTAACTAAATATTTTAAATTTTCAATTACGTATCCTGCGTAATCTTTTGTTTTTGCGAATGGATTATTATGTTCATCACAATAATCTAACCACATTCTACTTGTAAAGCCCAAGAACTTTGGACTAAACACCTTGTCAAATTCTGATTGTTTCATATTAATCCTTTGGTAAAAAAACTATTACAGCCGAATTACATTTAGGACAACTTAAATTAGTTTCCATAAGGTATTCATCGTTTTCATCTTCTATGTCGTGATCTCCACCCCATATTAATTGTGTTCCACAATGCCAACAATCCATACTATCCCTCACAAGAAATACATTCAACATCGTCTAATTTAATACGCTGAACTTTGGTGTTTACATTTTCTACACTACGAGCAGCGTTAGACCTGAAGTAATATAGAGATTTAAGTTTGTTCATACCATACCAATGTACATCATTTACATACTGCATGTATTCATCGTGTACTTCCTGTGGCTCTGTAGCTTTTGGAAGTGTAAAGAATAGATTAACTGATTGTGCTTGACAGATAAACTCTTGACGTTTAGCTGCATGTTCTACAATCCATATCTGATCTATCTCATTAGCAGTTTTGAATATCTCTTTCTCTTCATCCGTTAAGATATCAAGGTGTTGTACTGAACCATCTTTACCTGCAATGTCTTTCCACAATGCAGTCAACTCGTTTTTCTTTAATCCTTTATCCTTAAGTATATCTTCTAGGTATTTGTTTTTAACTTGGAACGAGCCTGAGAGAGTCTTGTGCGTATAAACGTTAGCCCTGTATGGCTCAATCGAAGGAGATGTCCCACCACAAATAATACTAGAACTGGCATTAGGAGCAACAGCGAGTAGATGAGCATTCCTCCTGCCACTACCACTGACATCAGGAGCTTCACCCCTGTCGTCTGCAAGTTTTTCAGAAGCTCTGGTTGCCTGTGTTTTAATGTATTTAAAAGCCTTATGATTGAAGCCCGTAGCGAAGATACCTTCAAATGGAATGTTGCGTGATTGGAGATACGAATGGAATCCCATCGCACCAAGACCCAACGACCTTTCTCGATAAGCCGAGTAGGCAGATTTAGTAAAGCCTTCTTTGCCCGGCTTAATATGTTTTTGAAATCTTTTAAAGTTTGCATTATACTCTCCTAAGTTATCTGTGTCAACAGCGTTATCAATGTAATGTTGAAGAACATTATCTAACATGGTTATTAAGTCTTGAATAAACATAGGGTTCTCTGACCAATCATCAAAGTATTCTAAGTTTACAGAAGATAAACAACAAACTGCTGTACGTTCTTCGTTAGTAGGTAAGGTTATTTCAGAACATAAGTTGCTCTGCTTAATTTCTAATCCTAAATCTTTCTGTTGTTTTGGTAATGCTTCATTACATCTATCTATGTTAATCATGTAAGGCTCACCTGTTTCGGCTCTTGCATTGATAATCTGCCACCATAAGTCTCTAGCATTTACAATCTTAGTAGGCTCGTTAGTCTTAGGGTCAATTAATCTAAAGTCTGCATCTTCTTCTACAGCTTTTAAAAACTCATTGGTAATGTTTATACCGTTATGAAGATTAAGATTCTTACGATTGATATCACCACCAGATTCTTTACGCATGTTAATGAACTCTTCAATCTCCGGATGAGATATGTCCATGTATGCAGCATAAGAACCACGTCTTGTTGTGCCTTGATTAAAGGCTAACATCTGAGAATCGACTACGTGGATGAAAGGAATTGAACCAGTAGACTTACTACCGTGAGTAGTAGAAATACCATTACTCCTAATATCTCCCCAAAATCCACCAATACCTCCACCCGAACTTGCCAACCAAATATTCTCGTCATAGTGAGCAGATAAACCATCCCTACTATCAGGTACATAATTGAGGAAGCAGCTAATAGGAAGACCACGACTTGTTCCCCCGTTGCTAAGTATAGGAGTGCTAAACATGAACCAACAAGAGGAACTGTAGTGATAAAGTCTTTGAGCCAATTCAAAATCCGTGTGACCTTTGTAGGTGGCGGCGAAGACTGATGCTCTGGCAAATGCTTCTTGTGCATGTGTTTCATTCTCCCATAAGTATCTATCTCTTAACGTGTCGAGACTAAACTTATCTAAATTTCTTTCGTTACTATAATTTATTTTTATACCAAGGTATTCCTTGATACCTACTTTATCATCTACCATTATGAGTTCTCTGTATCGTGTACGTTAAGCATTATTATACCATAATGTAGTATTTTTAGCAAGTCTTTTCTGTTCTTTCCGTCTTTATTTCCATAACGTTTAGCGTACTTCATAATGTTACCAAGAGTAAACCCTTCACCATGTCCAGAATCAATGATGATATCTGTTGCTTGATACTTATCAGAAGCATAATGCTCACCATATGTACCATCAATATATTCTTTTAGTTCTTGTATTAATTGTCCTTCATTAAATTTATAGTTCATCGTTTCTCCAATCATCAGGTAAAGTATCTTCACTGTACCATCTAAAGTTATTTGTTTCAGCCCACTCAGCATGGGTACGTTTTGTTCCATCTTTCCTTACCTTTGCTCCCGGCATAGGAGAGAAAGGCTTTTGAAATAAGAATACTAGTTCAGTATAATCACTGTTCAATGCATCCCTAATATGTATGTACTTACTATACTCTGCATAATCCCAGAACCTACCTTTAGCTTCTAGTAATATTGTCTTACCTTCTATCTTCTTTACAAAGTCTGGTTCGTATTTATGTTTAACAACATAGTTGACTACATCCCAATGATGTTTCCAATCTTTAAGAATAGTCTGGTGCATATCAAACTCCCATGCACTATCATATCCTTTAGGGACATTAATCTTTTTAGGTCTTGGTTTTCGTGGTACTCGTCTAGGCATTTAGTTCTCCAAGCGTTAGCTGTGGATTACGTTTAACCTGTTTATAAAACCATCTCAAACTGTATGCACTTAATAGATATCTATTGTTGGCAAAGATGTGTGTTTGTTCTGGTAAGAATTGATCTAAGTTTTTTCTGTGTATTTTAGATGTATCTTCTCCGTTGGGAACCATTGTTCTTAACCACTCAATGAGTAAGTCTTCTGCTCGTCTTCTTAGTTTCTTTGATCTACTTCCACTCATACTTGTGTTACCTCTATAACTTTAGGTGGTTTAGGTGTTTGTGTTAAGTATCTTAAACCATTAGAATATTTAAACACTCTTAAACCTTTACCTTCATTAGAATCTTTATGACATTCAAACTTGTGTCTGCAATATACACACTCTCTAGGTAACTGCATGTTACCAGACTTACCATCGGGAACAGGGCTGTAACATAGAGCAGGTGGTTTTGCTAACTTAACAGCTTTCTTTATATCTGTAATCTTTTTCTTGATGTTAGGCTTGTCAAAGTTATCCGGTCTGTACAAAGCTAACTCACCTGACTCTTTATTAAGAGCAAGAAAGCCACCGTTGTTTGTACCTTCGGCTGCTTCATACCCTGCAAGTTGAGCCATGTATCCAAACATATCGTTCTCTGCTAGAGTACCATCTCTGAATTTTTTAAAAGCAAACCCCGAAGCTGTTTTAATATCAACAACCTCTCCATCGATAACACAATCCATGTGTCCTTTAATTCCAGATACCTTAATTTCTTTTTGTTCACTAGTAACTTTATGTCCGGATAACTTAATAAGAAATATAACTATCTCTTCAAGTAAGTGTCCGTAAAGAAACTTAATAAATAAAGAAGGTGGCATCTTTTCTGCAGTGCCTTCTGACTTCATATCGAACCAGAGTTGACGTGGTTTTCTACCTATGTTAGACATACGTAAAGTTGCATCACCTCTTGGTTCAGGGTGAGACCACTTGTAAAGTATCTCTTTCATAGACTCACCAAACTGGTCGATAGTCTCTGGGTCTAGATCAATGTGCTCACCATCGGCAAGTACACCTATCTTATTATATATATCTTCTACTAATGTGTCAAGAGTCTTTTTAGATTTAGCCATATTATTTTTTATGTTTTACAAAATTTAGTTTACGAGTGTCTGGATTGTAGTTTAATATTTGTACATTTAAGTCAAGTTGCTCATCGCTTCTAGTCCTACCTGACCTGCCTGATTTGGTTTTTACATCTATCAGAGTTGTCTCTCCATCTTTTGTAGCAATTAAATCAACTGGACCAGTACAGCCACAGTTTTTAAATACTTCATAACCATTATCCCAAAGCCAAGTGACTGCATAAAACTCAGCCATATCTCCTTTTCGATTATCTTGTGTATGATTAGTGTGTGTCACTCCAATTGTCTCCTATCTTGTATTCGCCATCCATAGGACAACGAAGGTTAAAATGTTTACCGGCTTCTATAATACTTTTTACTGCTAACTCTCCAACAAAATCTGCTTGAGATTCTTTGACTTCTATCTGCCATTCATCATGGATGTTAGCAACAAATCTATAATCAACTGTATTGAGTTTTAACAAACTATCTAAATTAACTAAAGCTTTCTTCATAAGAATAGCACCACCACCTTGAAGTAAAGTATTCAAAGCTGAGTGTTTGTTTCTTATATACAACTTTCTACCGTCTAATCCTTTGAGGTAATTTTTTGAAGCTGCTCTGTCAACTCGTTCCTTAAGAGACTTGTATGTTGGGAGACTACTAAGAAAGCGTTCTCGCAACTTCTTACCGTCTGCTCTGCTTCCTTTAATGATGCTTCCAATCTTTTCATCTCCTGCTCCGTAAACGAGTGCGTAGATGAAAGTTTTAGCCTGATCTCTTGATTTAAGTCCAGCAAAGTTTTGGTTAGTCGTGTGAATGTCTCCATTAATAATTTCATTTATATACTCCTTATCATCCATGTAATGTGCTAACATGCGTAGCTCTAATCCACTTGCATCTACACCTACAAGCTTATGTCCTTCTGGTACAGTCCAACAAGCTCTACATTCCTTACCATAAGGACTATGTGTAGAAGGAACTTGGGCAACGTTAGGATTTCTGTGTGTCATTCTACCGGTGATCGTACCATTAGGAATAACAAACC